AAAAAAACAAGAAAAACGGCGCCGAATATTATCGTGGGGGGCCGATAATCAAGGCGCAGAAATCAAAGGCAGAGTCGTCCATAAAGAGAAGATTGGCGAACTCTACACGATCACGATACAGAACTACGGCATTTTCGTGGTATCGCAAGACAACTACGAATTTTTGAAAGTTGGGGATGAGGTAAGATTGTAATGACAAAGTACAAGAAACTAACTTACATCATCATCATTCAGGATGCAAGAGCAGGCTGCATTCATAAAAGCTAATACTAGGAAATGGAGAGCAAGATGAATAGAAGGATTAAAAAGAAGAAAGCTAAACAACTTACTCAGAAGAAACAAATAGAATTAGAAAATAAGCTTAGAAAGTTAAGTCAGGAAGAAATTGAAATTTTATCTAGAATGATAAAGCAGATAGTTTCTGACATCAGTAAGGCTTTTTCTAAAATGTTCGATAGCTTATTTAATTATTTAGAAAATTCGGAGGTGAAATTTGAAGAAATTGAGCAACAAGGAACTTCAACTACTGGACCAAGAACTATTCAAGTTCCGAGGTATCCAGCGAACCATAGATTTACGCAGGCTGGAGCTAACTACCAGAAACCCAGACATCCAAAGTGGGACTTCAATCGGAATCAGCAAACCAACAGAAACCATCGCGGTCAAGCTAGCGGATGATCCGACATTAAAGTTCCTGGAAAGCTTCAAGGAGATTGTGGACAAGCTACTTTCTAACCTAATCGACGAAGACAAGGAAATCTTCAATCTACGCTGGCAGTACCCACAACTACGCTGGGAAGAAATTGCAGACCAGAAATTTTTAAGCAATGCAACAATCTATCGCCGTCGTAGAATTATCTTGGAGCAGTATGCAATATTAAAAGGGGAATTGTAAAATGAGAAAAAAGGCTACTATTTTTCTCATGAAAATCTTGGTATTATGATAGTGTCGGAACGAGAAGACGGATAGATACCCACAAGAGCCTTTCGTTTTCAGAGGAACACCTTTCAAGAATAACCAGAACTCGCCCGACAGATTTACAGGTCAGTTGCAGAAATGCACTGGCTTTTTCATTTATCTGCAAGAAAGGAGGGAAAAGGCTATGAACTATGTTGAACCAATTCGCAACAAGGAAGACATCGACATCATGTGTGATTATCTAAAAGATTGGGACTATCGCAACTATTTGATATTCTTGACAGGGATTAACACAGGCTTACGCATTTCCGACATTCTGAATCTAAAGGTGTCTAATGTCCGTGGCTGGTATCTTTTGCTGATAGAAAGAAAAACCAAGAAACGTCGCAAGGTCAAGATGAATGCTTTTCTCAAACGGGAAATGGATAAACACATCAAAGGCAAACGTGTCGGCGATTACTTATTCCAAAGTCGCAAAGGAAAGAACAAGCCGTTGACAAGACAGGCAGCATACAGCATTATCAAGATAGCTGCTGAAGATTGTGGAGTTGAAAATGTTGGAACGCATACCATGCGAAAAACTTTTGGCTATCACTATTATCAGAAGTACAAGGATATTGCCATGCTCATGGAATTGTTCAATCATGCTAGCGCAGCAATTACCAAAAGATACATCGGTATCAACCAAGACCAACAGGACCGAGCCTTAGCAAATTTCCGTTTAGGAACATAAGAATGTGACATATTGCAGTAGTGTCAGATTGAAAAATAAGAAAGCTGGAAAACCTTTTGTTTACAAGACTTTTGAGAAAAAAGCGAAAGTGACAAAATATAGGTTAAAGATGATTGAGAGGGAAAATGGTATAGTTTTATTTTAGGAACTACCAAGCAGAGAACTTGTCAAGTAGTTTTTGAAAAATGAGAAAAAAGGGTACTATTTTTCTCACGATTTTCGTGTTATATTTGTATCATGAATTTTTGTAAACAAGTAGGACAGCTGGACGAGTTGTCCTTTTCTGTTGATGAGGATAGTGGAACATGAGAACATTTTGCATCATGAATAAACAGACAGGAAAATTTGTTTATGGAACTGACTATAGATATTCTCCTCCACACCAAAGGACAAGTGATAGACAAGCCTTGACTTATTCAAGCAAACTTCAGGCAACACTTGAGCTCGAGAAAAGAGGATGTGGTCGTAATTATGTGGTTGTCCAAGTGAAGCTGGAGGTAGTCAGTGACATTTAAACCTGTTCGTAAAACGCTGAAGTCTAGTCGCTGGGATAAGTTCCGAAGTCGTACAATGAAACGTGACAAGTATCTCTGTCAAGAATCGTTGAGATACGGCAAGACTGTTCCAGCTGAAATGGTACATCACATTTATCCAGTATCAGAATATCCAGAACTGGAGTTTGTATCTTGGAATGTTATTAGTCTGACTAACAAAGTACACGGAACCTTTCACGATAGAACCAACGACAAAGTTGTAGGGCAGGGCTTGTGGTGGCAAAGAAAACGAAAAAAATTTTTTGATGAATTTTATAAAAATCTTTCAGTCATTCACAAAGCCCCCCCTCAAAATTAAAATCACTTTGTGCCGTTGGGGACCGGGAAGGGGAACTTTTTCCCCCTCTACGATTCTGTGAGAATTTTTGTCACATTTTTACACGAAATTTTTGGAAGGAGGTAAGTTTTTGGCAAGGCCTAAAGGACAAAGCACAATCAAAAACAGAATTGTGAAGTCCATGAAAGAAATGGGGACCTACTCAAAGCATTATGATGACATCATCGAAATCTATTCTGGCTTGCTCTATGACTACCAGAACGCTCGGGAAGAGTTCTTGGCTAATGGGTCACAGTTCACAGAAGAGCATGAAACAGGTAGAGGCACCATTGTTGAGAGAAAGACACCGTTGGTTCAGTCCATGGAAAATCTTCGCAAGGATATTGTTACCTATTCGGATAGACTTGGCTTAAATCCAAAGGCTGTTGGAATCGAACCACCTAAACCAAAGGATGCTGGAGGTCTGGAAGGCATGATTGCTAATCTGCTATGATGATCAAAAACAATTCACCCAACTTCAAAATAGCGGTGGACTATGCAACTGATGTAGTCTCTGGCAAGATAATTGCTGGCAAGAGGAGAATAAAGGCTTGCCAGAGGTTTCTCGATGACCTTGCAAGCGACAAGTTTGATTTTAGAAATGAGCAGTTTGATTTTGCAGTAAAATTCATTCAGGGTTTGGTCGTACACAGGAAAGGCGAATCCTTGGAGGGTATGCCCTTAACAAATGCCCCTTTCATTTTGCAACCTTGGCAGATTTTCTGTATCGTCAATCTCTTTGGTTTTTATCGTAAAAATACAACAATAAGGCGTTTCACTGAAGCGCTTTTTATGTTGCCACGGAAAAACGGTAAAACACCATTTGCCTCTGCCCTGGCTTTGACAGCTGCTATCTTAGATAACCAAAGTGGCTCAAATGTGTATATCCTAGCCAACTCTCTCAAACAAACACGAGAGAGTTTTGACTTTTTAACGCATACAGTCAAGTACTGGAAAGATAAGTCCATCAAAATCAAGGATAACAACAATGAGCATGTAATCCGTAAGGAGTTTTCCAAAGGCTCTTTCACCATCAATGCTCTTGCTGCTGAAGAAGACAATCTGGACTCATTCAACGGGAACATCATCATCCTAGATGAGATCCACGGGATGAAGTCATCCAAGAAGTACACGCTGATGAAAAATGCCCAGCGGGCTTATCGGAATAAGTTGCTTATGGCCATCACGACTGCAGGGGACAAGCCAAACGGTTTCTTAGCCCAGCGGTTGAAGTACTGCGACAAGGTTCTTGATGGAACTGTGGAAGATGACAGTTATTTCTTGTTTATCTGTGATGCGGATACCGATAAAGATGGGAAAATAGTCGATTTCACTAACCCAATCTACATCCAGCAAGCCAATCCGTCGCTTGGTGTGACGGTCGAGCTCAAGGAACTTGTCCACGATGCAGAGGTCGCATTGGCTGATCCACAGACACGGAATGAATTCTTTAACAAGACCCTCAATGTCTTCACTAACTCAATGACGGCATATTTCAATGTTCAGGACTTTATCAACTCTGATTTGAATTATGACTGGACCTTGGAAGACTTGGTTAAGTTGCCTATCAAATGGTATGGTGGTGCAGACTTGTCCAAGCTTCATGATTTGACTGCTGCAGCTCTATACGGAACTTATGAAGATGTGGACATTGTTATCACTCATGCATTCTTCCCAATTACTGCTGCACATCAGAAGGCTAATGATGATGGTATTCCATTGTTTGGTTGGGAACAAGATGGATGGTTGACCATGTCAAACACTCCAACAGTTTCCTATGACGACATCGTGAATTGGTTTGTCAGTATGAGGGATATGGGTTTCAAAATCCAACGTGTGGGATTTGATAAGAAGTTCGGTCGTGAGTTCTTCTCAGGTATGAAAAAGGCCAAGTTCAAGATTGTGGATGCTCCACAGTATTTCTGGAAAAAGTCGGAAGGCTTCAGACGAATTGAAACCAAGTCACTCAACGGGAAATTTTACTATTGCCATTCTGACGCATATGAGTATTGTGTCGGAAATGTCCGTGGGATTGAAAAGGTCGATGACATGATCCAGTATGAAAAGGTCGAGAAGTCTATGCGTATTGACTTATTCGATGCGTCGGTGTTTGCTGCTTGTCAAATGCTAGAAGATAGCGAGAAATCAGGCAACGCTTCTGCTTGGTTGAACGGAGGAAGAAATTGAAAAAACGAAAGAAAAACAACACAAATCAAATTCGGTCTGAGCCATCATCTGCTATGCAAGTCTTTGTGTCAGAGGATTTTTTCAAAAAATCCATGTCACAGGGTTATATTCGGCTTGCTGATTGTCCAGAAGTTCGGACGGCGGTTGATAGGATTGCTGACATGGTTTCGTCCATGACCATCCACTTGATGGAGAACACAGAAAAAGGCGACATTCGGCTCAAGAATGAGCTATCTCGCAAGATTGATGTCAATCCTTACAAGTGGATGAGCCGTAA